TGAATCTTGTTGCTTCAACTGAAATCGAAAATCTGGTTCCTACCAAATTTGAGGGTTTTGTCGAGTGGGGTCATTTCTCGACTCTGACTAAGATCATCAAGTCTGGTCTGTTCTATCCAGTTTTCATCACTGGTCTTTCTGGTAACGGTAAGACTTTGATGGTTGAACAGATTCATGCCAAGTTCAAAAAGGAACTTATTCGGGTGAACATCACTATCGAAACTGATGAGGATGATTTGCTTGGTGGATTTCGTTTGGTAAACGGTGAAACCAAGTTTGTTCCTGGCCCTGTCATTGAGGCGATGGAACGTGGTTGTACTTTGCTCCTTGATGAGTGTGATCTGGGTTCTAACAAGTTGCTTGCATTGCAACCTGTGCTTGAAGGAAAAGGTGTTTTCCTCAAGAAGATCAATAAGTGGATCACTCCTAAAGATGGTTTCAATGTGATGGCGACTGCCAACACTAAAGGTAAAGGTTCAGAGGACGGACGTTTTATCGGAACCAACATTCTGAACGAAGCGTTCCTAGAACGGTTTGCGGTCACAATGGAACAACCATATGCCGCTGCAAAAACCGAACTCCGAATCGTAAAAGGTTCTATGGAAAAGTATGGTTCTGTCGATGAAGAGTTTGCAACTAACTTAGTCACTTGGGCTGAGGTTATCAGAAAGACTTTCTTTGACGGTGGTGTTGATGAAGTTATCTCTACTCGCCGACTTGACCACATAGTTAAAGCCTTTGCAATCTTTGGTGATAAGATGCAAGCGATTGAGTTGTGTGTCGCTCGATTTGATGACGATACTAAGGCTTCCTTCATAGACCTCTACACTAAGATTGATGCTGGTGTTGATGTCTCTGGTAGTGAAGAAGAAGAAATAACCTCGAATGAGATTGAGGACGAAGAGCCTCCGTTCTAAAAAATCTCAAAAAAATATAAAGGTTCCTTGACTTTTTGTCTTGGAACCTTTATATATATAATAGAGACAGTGCCATAAAGGGCTGTCACTTTTAACATCTTGCTTTTTAAAGGAGATAAAAAATGGTAAGAAACACACTTAGTCTAATCGACAACTTTAATCAACTAACCCCCTATGCTGTAGGATTTGATCGAGTCTTTGATCAACTCAATAGTTATGTTCAGCATAATCAAACTTCTACAGGGTTCCCACCTTATAACATTCGAAAGGAAGGTGACTATAACTATGTGGTAGAGATGGCCCTTGCTGGTTTTGGTAAGAAGGACATTGAAGTAGAAGTTGCTGACGGTGTACTCACAATTCGTTCTGTAAAAGAAAATGCTGAGGATGAATCTACAGTATATCGTGGAATTTCGTATCGCAAATTTGAACGCAAGTTTACTCTTGCAGAAGACCTTGTTGTGAATGATGCGAAACTTGAGAATGGTATGCTCGCTATTGAAATAGAAAGAGTTGTTCCAGAGGAGAAAAAACCTCGACTTATTCAAGTCAAATAATTCTCATAAAATATTGGAAAAGGGACTTTACTTTTAGTTCCTTTTCCTTTATTATGAACAAAATACCAATTTTACTATCACGCCAAGTCCTTGAAAACAAAGGACTTTTTTAGGAGTTATCATGGTTCGAATATTTGATTTACCACCCGGCGGTTTAACTGATGGTGCAGTAGCCCAAGAGGTAGATGCACAGGGAACCCCCATAAAAAAAGAAGAAATTTCTCCAGAAGAAGTTAATCCTGTTCCTTCGGAACAATCTCAAATCCTTAGAAAAGAATTTATCAATGCCCAAAATGATAAAGACAATGGGGAACGTCAAATAATTAGAGGCGGTGATTCTGGTCGCAGTATCTTTGCAAAAGAAAAGGTAGATCGTTCTGCAAGAGATAAAGACCCAGATGTTAAATCAGAAGTTACGGTTACAGAATCGGAAGGTAAAGACCCCTATCGTGAGGGATTTCAGACTCCAACTGAGGATAATCCTGCTGGTAGTAATGCTGGAGGTATGCGAGTAAGTATGCGTCCTAAACATTCAGTTTATCTTATGCGAGTAGAATTTCCAGATGATATTATCACTGAGCTGAATGATCACATTGATAATGTTATTATTCCTGCTCGTAAAGACCAATCTCAAGGTTTAGTTGGGCAGATTAATCGTGATGAACGATCTGCACAGTGGAACTTTCCCCATGTTGGTGATGAGGTAGGAGAACAATTTTCAAGTGTTCTCTGTCGGTTAGGTCAAGAATATGTAGAACATGCAGTAGGTGGTCTGGAAGCAGAAACCGATGTGCAAACTATGTGGACTATTCATAGTTATGAAGGCGATTATAATCCTATGCACGATCATGGAACAAGAACCTCTATGGGTTTGTCTGTAATTCTTTACCTTAAAGTCCCACCACAGATTGAAGCCCTTGCCAATCCTTCTGTTGACTTCAAAGGTCTTAACGGTGCGAGTGGCGCAGTTGATGGATTTACATATCTACAGTGGGGTACAAATGGTATGAGGGATGCAAACATGCTCCGTCCTATCACAGAGGAATATGTAAAACCAGAGGTCGGAACCATGATTGTGTTTCCAGCTTGGTTGCGTCATGGTGTAATGCCTTTCTTCGGTGAAGGTGAACGTAGAACTTTCTCTGCCAACATAAACATTACTCCTTCTCAAGAGTGGGCACAAGCACAATACAATGATTTAAAACATAAAGGTAAAGTATGAAGGATTTGAAAATACACTACAAATATAATGAAGACATGGCTCTAAAAGAGTTATGTGATTACATCGACTCTACCTATGATGAACACTATAGTAAGAATAAGTATCAAGCTACAGAGTTTATTATAGATGGTGGTCATGGTGAAGGTTTTTGTATCGGAAACATACTCAAGTATGCTCAACGGTATGGAAGAAAGAGTGATAAGAACAGAAGTGACTTGTTAAAGTTAATTCATTATGGTATTATTGCTTTACACGTTAACAGTATGGAGAACAGTGAAAATGAAACTAAGTAACGAAACTAAGGAAGTCCTCAAAAACTTTTCTACGATTAATCAAAATTTGGTAATCAAGGAAGGTAGTAGTATTTCCACAATGTCTGCAATGAAGAACATCATTGCAAATGCAAGTGTGTCTGAGAACTTTCCTAAAGAGTTCGCAATCTACGATCTCAATGAATTTCTTGCGGCTCTGTCTTTATTCGACAAACCAGAACTCGATTTCAAAGATGACTTTGTAGTTATCACAGAAGAGGGTTCCAAAGGAAAATCTCTGAAGTATTGGTATTCTGATCCTTCTGTTGTGACAACTCCTTCAAGAGAAATTACAATGCCTTCTAGAGATATTACATATACCTTTTCTAGTTCTACTCTGTCAGAAGTACAGAGGGCAGCTGCAGTTATTGGCGCTCCTGATATGGTTCTCGAAAATGGAAAGTTGAAGGTTACTGACAAAAAGAACAGTACTGCAAATGATTATGAAACATCTTTAGATGTTAATGAGAATGGTGCAGAATATAAGTTCTGGTTTAAAGTCGAGAATCTTAAAATCATTCCTGGCGAGTATGAAGTAGAAGTATCTTCTAAAAACATCAGCCATTTCAAAAACTCAAGTAAGGATATAGAATATTTTATTGCTCTGGAACCAGAGTCCTCTTATAGTGCTTGATAGGAATTTATATTATGGATACTTTTTTGTGGGTCGAGCAATATCGTCCCAAGAATGTGGAATCATGCGTACTTCCTAAAGACCTAAAAGATACTTTCTCTGAGTTTGTTAAACAGGGAGAGATACCTAATCTGACTTTATCTGGTAGTGCTGGTGTAGGTAAAACTACAATCGCAAAGGCAATGTTGGATGAACTAGGTGCAACATATATGATGATAAACGGTTCTGAGGAGTCGGGTATTGACGTACTTAGAACCAAGATTAAAAACTTTGCGTCCACAGTTTCACTAGAAGGTGGTCGTAAGTATCTCATTATAGATGAGGCAGACTATCTAAATCCCCAATCTACACAACCAGCTCTGCGTGGTTTTATTGAAGAGTTCCACAAGAACTGTGGTTTTATTCTCACCTGTAACTATAAGAATCGTTTGATAGACCCCTTACGTTCTCGTTGTACTGTAATCGATTTCAAAATTCCTAGTTCAGAGAAACAGAAACTTGCTGGAACATTCTTTAACAGAGTTAAGGATATTCTTAATGAACATAATGTTAAGTTTGATGATAGGGTTGTTGCAGAGGTTATCAATAATCATTTTCCTGATTGGAGGCGTGTACTAAACTCCTTACAAAGATATTCTGTCTCTGGAGAGATTGACGCTGGAATACTGGTCAATATTTCCGAAATAAATATAAAAGAGTTGATGGCCGCAATGAAGAAGAAGGAGTTTACAAATGTTCGTAGATGGGTTGTTGATAACCTTGATAACGATCCTGTACGCATTTTTCGGGATATTTATGATAATCTGTATGTTCATATGGACGGCAGTAGTATACCTCACGCTGTCGTTATTCTCGGTGAGTATCAATATAAGTCAGCGTTTGTCGCAGATCAAGAGATAAACATGTTGGCGTGTCTGACAGAGATTATGGCAAGAGGTAAATTCAAATGAGTAATACAGTTTATGATGTTTATGATGATTTTGTTGAGCCCCATGTTGCAGAATATATTGATGATCAGGTGCAGAAGGCAAAATGGAAATACGGATTTAGGTCTAATCCCCATCATGGAACAAAACACTGGAATGTCCGTTGCGGTTCAACAGAGGAAGAAGTAACAGAAAACGGTTGTGATTTTGTTCTTCCTATATGGAACGCCGCAATAAACAAATATAAATTTGATGAAAAATATGGTGTTAAGGATTTTGTGCGAGTGTATATGAACGCACATACTTATGGTATGCAACCTCACTGGCATAAGGATGATGGTGCATTTACCATTATCTATTATCCTACTATGCACTGGCCTATTGAATGGGAAGGTGGAACTATTATCTATGGAGAGGAACATAATTTAGAGTCTGAACAAGACCCCCGATATGGGTTTCCCCCTAAAGATGTTGAATTTATTAATCAGTATAGAGGTAATAGAGTGTTGGTATTTGATGCTTGGAGATGGCATAGCGCTCAACAGGTACGAAGAGAGTGCTACGAGATGCGTCCTGTTATAGTTTTTAAGACAGAACTTGACGGTACAAATCGAGAAAGATTAGATTTTTACAAGTGATGCAAAAATCTAAACTAGATATTCCTTTAGAAATAAGAAAACAGATTACGGAAGATATACACAAGACAGATAACTTGTTAAAACCTGTACAATATGTTTCTTATCCTACAAATCTGGTTGTATCATATAGAACGAATTGGAGTCTATATGTTAATAGTCCTTCTGCAAGATTAGTCTCTGATATAATTTTTGAGGAGATTTTTGGTAGAGTACGAGAATGGAGAACTACTGATGTGTGGGGTGCTGTATATAACAAAGGAGATTACGCAAAGAGTCATACACATGGAGAGAACATATGTAGTTGGGTATACTATGTAGATTGCTGTGATAAGTGCGCTCCTTTGGAAGTAGAAGATCAACAAATCTCTCCAGAAATTAACTCCTTCATATATTTTGATGGAAAAGTAAATCATAGTGTATTAGAACATACTTGTGATCACGAAAGAGTAATTTTGGCTGGTAATATAGAAAAAGATACTGAAATGATGTCATGGGAACAAGCGTATGGGGTATGAGTTAAAAGACTACTTAAAGGCGATAAACCACACCAAAGAACCTCTATTAGACTCTGAGGATGAGGAATGGACTAAGAAGTATTCCCCATTTATCGTGAATAAATGTCTTGCTCCGTTTCCTGATACTATCCAATTAGTTAACGAAATTAACCAATTACACCACCTAGACAAGAAGCTCCAGTTTGATTTTTTAATAAATAGTCTTAGGCCAAGAAATAGATATCAACCTTGGATGAAGGCGAAGAAATTAAAGAATCTAGATGATGTTAAAGAGTACTATGGATATAATAATGAGAAGGCCAAACAGGCTCTTGACATATTGAGTGATGAACAGATTTCTGCCATAAAACAAAAATTAAATAAAGGTGGAAGAAATGGAAGAATATAATTGGACACAGGAGCAGATGTTAGAAATTGGGTTGAAAGAACCTGATGACTTTCTAAAAGTTCGTGAGACTCTTTCACGAATAGGTGTTGCTTCAAGAAAAGAAAGAAAACTATATCAATCCTGTCATATACTACACAAACAGGGTAGGTACTTTATCGTGCATTTTAAGGAACTATTTGCATTAGATGGTAAAGAAACAAACCTATCAGAGAATGATATTTCTCGTAGAAATACTATTGCAAAACTCCTATCAGATTGGGGGTTAGTCGAAATTATGGGAGAGGCAGAGCCAGTCGCTCCTCTTAGTCAGATTAAGATTTTATCTTACAGAGAAAAAGATGAGTGGACTTTAGAAACCAAATATAACATAGGCAAAAAGAAGGAAACCTAATGGAAAAATTTAAATCTTTTTTATCAAACTTAAATGAATGGGGTGAAATAGAAGAAGAATCAGAGTATCAAGGAAGAAAAGTTACACTGAATAAACCAACTAAAGGCGATGTTAAGAAGTCTAAAGTTTATGTTAAAAACGAAAAAGGAAACGTAGTAAAGGTTGAGTTTGGTGATCCTAATATGGAGATTAAAGCAGACGATCCTGCTCGTAGACGTAGTTTTCGTGCGAGACATAATTGTGAAAATCCTGGCCCTAAATGGAAAGCAAGATATTGGTCATGTAAGGCATGGTGATGGTCACAAAATTTAATGAATTTGTCGCAGAAGCAGAGAACAAAAAACCATACAAGTTGGTAATACTTTCTCACGATGATCCAGAAGACCCTAATATTACAGGTCAAAGATTAGAGGAAGAAGCAAAAAAAATGAAAATTCCCTGCTACATGATGGAATTAGAAGGTGGATATATTACCACTAAAAATTCAAAAAAGGTAGTTCATAATAAAGATGACGAAACTGGTTTTGAGATAGACCCAGAAAATACTCTTGTTATGGTTAGGGGGTCTGTTGCATCTAGACACTCTTGGTCTGATATGGTTACTCAGTTAGAAAGAGTTGAAGCTTGTTGTGTAAACTCTAGACATTGTATTGATGTATGTCACGACAAATACAGGACATCATTGTTTCTTGCAGAAGAGGGGTTGAGACAACCAAAGTCAGTTTTGGTTGCTGGTAAGGATTCTTCTCTTGAAGCATTTAAACAATTAGGAAGTGATTTTCCGATAATCCTAAAGACTGTTACAGGAACAAAGGGCGTAGGCGTTTTGTTTATCGAAAGTGAAAGGGCCCTTATATCAACAGTACAAATACTGTATAAATTAGATACAAACATAGGAATAATGTTACAAGAATATATTCCTACAAAATTTGATGTGAGAGCCATAGTTCTTGGTGGTGAAGTTATTGCTACAATGCAAAGACCAGTTATAGAAGGGGATTTTAGAAGTAACGTAGCTCAGGGTTCAAAACCAAAAACTATAAAATTGACAGAGACAGAAATTTCAGATTGTATTAAAGCTGCAGAAACAGTAGATGGTTTGTGGGTAGGAGTAGATTTTATTCCAGCAAAGGATAGGAATAAAGAACAACCATTTATGATAGAAGTAAATGGTTCGCCTGGAAGTAGCGGTATTGAGGAAGCAACAGGCAGAAATTTAATAAAAGAGATATTGACATATTATATTGATAGGTCGAAATGGTTAAGACCAAAACCCTTTAGATCAATTTATTCTTGATAAATATAACAAACATGGAGAACTTGTATGTCACTACAGAAATATGTAAAGCAATTACGGCCACGCAATGAGTCGTATGTTCCTCATGTCGATAAGATTCAGAATCTATTTTCCTTATATGAAGGTATGCTGGATTTAGATATTGTTTATAATACTCTTAGAGGATCAACTACATTACGAGGTGAAGTTCTTGTACAGGCCATAAAAGACGGCACATCTATCGAAACTAACAAGGGCCCAGCTGTTCTATCGTGGACTGATGAAGATGCTCGTATTGCAGCAGAGGGTGGTGATTATACCACCGCATTTAAGTCTGGTCGTAGTTTCAAAAAAGTCTTTGTTACTAATAGCGGTGATGAACTAAAACTGTCTGATATTGTGAAGACTGCAATGTTTGGTGGTGGTAAAGGTTCTGGTGGAGGTGCAACTCAGACGGCT